GAAGAAGTTTTGAGGGTCACTGCACATTTTGATATAGTCCACGATGGCAACTTCGACTTTCCCAACGTTCAACCCTGCAATCGGATAGAGACCATCATAACCATAGAAAGACAATATGTAGTTACGGAACTCCCGAAATGCGGGATTCTTACGCAGAGCAATAAAGTTAGTAGTCATTACACTTTCTCCGTTTCTTTGGCAATCTTCAATGCCAATCTTAACATCTTTGCATCTCTACCTGCTTTCATCATCACGGGAGCACCTTTAGGTGCATTCTTAAGAGTTTCTATAGTAACGTTTTTCAATTTCATTCCTTAAAGTGGGTTGGGAGAGATTCCAGTTGCTTTCAGTTAAATTCTAGTCCGTAGACTCCAGTAGCATTCAGTTGGTATCTAATCTCTCCTCTCTCATTAACTTACATGGTAATGATCTCAGATATTGAGTACCAAGTCAAGCGTTCACAAGGGTTTTTTTGAGTTTTTTTAGACTGTTTTGTTATAATCATATAGCAAATCGGTCTAAAAACGGACTAGGCAATCTCAGAGAACTTCGTTATAATAACTTTGTTGTTTCTTAAAGGATAATTGAATCTAATGTCAAGTAGCTGACAGGTATCAGACAGGTACTATAAATACAATCAGAGACCCTCACCTTTGACTGTCTCTTGGCCCGCTCGGATATATGCTAAGAAAAACAGTGTTTAGGGACTCCTAGAAAATCTGTGGGTCGCCTAAAGCCCCACCCCTATTTTCTCTAAGGAGTTTCAGACTGTATCTCAAAAAATTTTTTTTGGGGAAAATACCGAAAAAATACCTTTTTCACTAAATAACCATATGTCTAGAAGATACCCCCGAGATGGATTAGATTTCTCTAATCACAACAGACCCCGACCTTCCCTTAATGTTATTAGGACGAGTGATTTACCACCTGGATTAGCAAATATGCAAGCACGTGATATTGGTCGAGATGACTTACCGGGTCCTTTCCGTAATGCAATAGATGATAACGATAATACTATCATTGTACACGGAGGAGAAACTCACATCTATGCTCCTACCAGTATATTGAATGATGTTATAAGAGAGTTACATAATACACAAGGATAGAATGACAAGTGACAAGCAATATTACATACGTATTTGATAAAGAATCATTCCCATTTGACACTATTGTTGAAACAGGATTCGGTAGAGGAGACACTATTATCGATATGTCTCCACATGTGGATAGAATAATTACCATTGAGATGAATTCGGAATCCGTTTTACAGATGCTACCACCTATCGGAGTAAATTTTGTTCAACCACCCAATTCTACTATTTTGTGGGGTACTCATTCACCGGATGGACTTCAAAGTTTAGATTGTTCGGGCTTTGGGAGGACAATGTGGTGGTTAGATGCGCATGGTGGGGTGTCTAATGCTGTGGATAGGGGTATAGAGTATGACTCTAAGAGATATCCATTGGCAGATGAGTTGGAGGTTGTCCTAAAAAACCGATCCGGTGTTTCTTCGGATTGCATTTTGTGTGATGATTATCTGATGTTGCGTGAGACATTTCCTCTATTAGCATCGGCAGTGGATAAATGTTTGGATAAATATGACGTTGTTTATGAAGTGTTGGACGTTAAGAAGGGGTATTTAAAAATAAACCTATGATACAGATGCATTATTACTTCTCTCGGGATTATTTGACTGATGATATTAAGAAAAATCGGTCGATAATCTTTGAGTATGCTTATTATATACCGTCTCTCAATAAAATTGTGATGTCTATTCCTAAGAATGGTTCGAGTAGACTACAAACTGTGAAGCTTTTCGGTGATATCTCCGATGTGCATAAGGTTCATTTGATTCATTCTGATGATGAGGCATGGCAAAATCCCGACAATGAGATTATTTTCTTTCTTCGACACCCATTAGAACGTTTTCGTAGTGCAGTGCAGTATGAGTATGCATCATTTCACAAAAATCTCAAACATTTGCAACCCCAAACATACTGGGAGTATCAGCAAAAGTATTATTGGCCGTTGACAACCACTATTAACCTGCATTTTTGGCCCCAATCACTGTTTTTACCCTATGATGAAGAGGAGTTGAAGGAACATTTCCAAAAAAGTACCACTGACTTGGAAAAATATAAAAAAATCACGTGGTCTGAACTCAATGGTGGGTTCAATGAGATGTTAAAAAAGGTTACTCCCTTGTCTGATAGTCGAATTAAGTACTATCATTTGTCGGAAATTGAAAATATAATACCCCCTATCCTTAGAATATTGAATCCAGACTACAATAAAGTTGCAAAATTTGCAAAAATTAATGAGTCTCTCTCGGTGCCGGAAGTGGATGAATGGTTAGAAGAGAACATGGACACCATCAAATCTGTGTATTCAGAAGATATTAATATCTTTGAACGCTTGACATTTTCCTCGAACTAGTATATAATAAATAATTCACTTAGACTTTGAGAGACTTTATATGTTTCGCTTGGTATTTTTTGTTCTATTGTTAACAGGATGTGGTAATGCCGAACAACCTATTGAAAATAAAGAGATACCGAAAGAAGAGACTTCGCGAGAATCGACAAACCCGGTGGATCCTGTACAGAATACATCTGAAGGTATTATATTACGTGTATCGCCGGAGACTGAAGAGTTGGATTGTCTTGCACTCAACATTTATTTCGAGTCTAGGGGTGACAGTTATGCTGGGCGTGTTAGTGTTGCAGATGTTGTTCTAAATCGAGTTGATAGTCGATACTATCCTAATACAATATGTGAGGTGGTTAAGCAGTCAGTACATAGTCAATGGTGGAAAGAACGAGGTAAAGAGGTTCCGGTTCGACATAAATGCCAGTTTAGTTGGTATTGTGATGGAATGGATGATACACCACAAGACCTTCATGCATGGGAAGATGCACAATTCATTGCACGAAATATCTTGACAAACGATACGCATCGTGGTATAACTGAAGGTTCAACACATTATCACACACTCGACATTTCTCCGAGTTGGATTGATGACCGAGGTATGCGATATGTGGGTATTATTGGTAGTCATAAATTTTATAGGTGGCATTAATGAGTGACGGTGAATCTTATTGGAATTATCGTGTAGTCAAAAAAGGTGAACTTTATGGTATTCATGAATGTCACTATACTGAAGACGGTGTGATTAAGTTTGTTACAGAAAATGCCGTTGCAGTTGAAGCAGAGTCTCGCGATGGTGTTAAATGGTGTTTGAGAATGATGGAGTCAAACTGGTGTTTGCCTGTGATTGATTTCGACACATTAGAGGAAATTTGATGACAACAAAAATTAATTATAAATTTTACGAAGATGGATTAATTCGGGAGTTGCAACAATATGTTGACAAAACATACGACCAACACTACGCAACCGACAAGTATCAAGCCACGGATGTTATTATTGACAGTGGGCATGGTACTGGTTTTTGCTTGGGCAATGTAATCAAGTATGCTAAAAGATATGGTAACAAGGGTAGTGCCTGCGATGCAAGAAATGATTTGATGAAGATCTTGCACTACACGTTAATCCAGTTATATATTCACGATGAAGAGAATAAAACTAAGGACCGTAATCCAGCCTATGGCCCTTACCCTGAGTATAACAAAAATTATAGTGCTGCACCTTTTCATCATGACCCAAATGCACATATCCCACGGGGTGAATGGAACTTTAGTATAGACGCAGCAACAGTCGAGGAATGGAATGAGGTTAACAGAAAATTTATCTCAGAATCGGGGGGTTTCAACCCGGATGCCTTTAGTATCTCCGATTAATCCGGTAGCTAAACACGCACATAAATTCAATCGCACTACAGTTATGATTGACCGCAAAAAAGAATCAAAGAAAAATCCACCCAAGGAGAAAATCGATCAATATATTTAAACTTAATGAGTGTCCTGTAAAATCTGCACAGGAACAATGCGATGAGCATATCCGAAAGATGTATATCGAATCCGGTCAAATGCTCTCCACTGCACACCGTATGCTAGATGGTTATGTAGAACGCAGGCCCTCGAAGTCTGGTAAAACAATAATCAATTACTGGCGTCATCCAGATGATAATATGGAAGTATCTTTATACGGTGCTGTTCATCACAACCATCCATCTACTATCTGGACTCGTGAATCCAAAGACAACTATCTCTGGCACTACGAACACTTTGTTGCATTGTTAGATGAGTTCACACATCGATTCGGTAAAGTGTCAAAGACTGATGTTCAATTGCGTTATCCTTTGAGTAACATACCTAAGAACATTCCAGATATTGGACCGACACCATTTAAACTTGCTATGGGTGATAGCCCAGAGTGTATGTTCCCCGATAATCCTGTAAAATCTTATCGTGCTTTTTATCATACCAAACAAAAACGTTTTTCGATGAACTGGAACAAGAACAGACGGATGCCAAACTGGTTCACTAAATACTCTATGAAGACATCATAAGGAGTCGGATATGGGTTGGGATTTATTGTTAGTTCACGTTTTGTTTATTGCGGGGTGTGTTTTCTTTTCATATCGTGCTGGTCAAAACTCTGGTGGTAACACTGTAGTCGAAGTTCTTATGGACAAAGGTCTAATCACAGAAGAACAATTAGACAGGGCTTTCGAGCTAGAAGAATAAAATAGAGGTTTAGATTATGAAAATATTGGGTGTGAATACTTCCCATGAAAGTAGTTTTTGTTTATTGGAAGATGGGCAGATAACTAAATTTGCTGAAGAAGATAGGGCTCGTAGACAAAAATATTGGTCTATGGAAGAAAGAGGTTACCATAGTTTTGTCTCTCTTCAAACGAATATGCATTTGTTCGAAGATTTAGATTATATTATATTCTCTTCATTTGATAGGAGAAATGCATTTTCCGCAGATGAAAAAAATGGTGAATATATTATTGACCCTGTTAAAGGGGGTCTGACCACTTGGCAAGAAGCAGAACAATTCATGAACATGTGGAATGCCAAACAACTAAGTCGCGACCACTATGAACATCTATGTAAAGTTTTCCCAGGCACACTAAAAGAAATAAATTGGGAAGATACTCTATATCCATATATGGATGAGGAATTAAATAGAAGAGTAGTTAATGCTCATTTTCCGAACATAGATGAAGGAAAAGTTATCTTTCATCCTCCATCACATCATGTGTATCACGTATTGTCAGGATATCATTTCTCACCATGGAATGGTTCAGAGGAGGCTATTGGTATTGCTTGGGACGGTGGTGGAGCAAAAACCTATCATGAACAATGGCCTGATTATCAAGAAGTGGAAACGATTTGGAAATTGATTCCTGGTGCCAATCCAGTTCCACAATGGAAGAGGATGTCTAATTCTAGGGCCATCGCATCGTTGGCAATAAATGGATTCCCTCATCTAGGACACGAGGAATATCCCCGAACTATGTGCATATCCCAATCCAAAGAAATCCATACGGGTATAGAGGATGGGGTGGAAGTTGTTTTTGATTCTAAGACTTCTAACGGTATGAACTTTTCGGAATTGTGTGTCGCTAATGGGTTTGATGATTTGGGTCGAAATTCTGGAAAGGTTATGGGTTGGGCTGCTTACGGTAGACGTTGGAATGAAGATGAAGAATACGATACTGGGTCGATTAATTCCTACAACCTGGCAGAAATTACACATTATATGCAACGGGAATCTTTTGACGACGCTGTTGAGATTATTCAACGAGCTATTGATTTAAATCCAGATTGCAAAAATATTGTTTTGAGTGGTGGATTTAGTTTGAATTGCACTAACAATTACAAGTACTTAAAAAAGTTCCCCGAACATAAATTTTTTGTTGACCCAGCGGCGAATGATAGTGGTACTTCAATTGGTGCAGCACTTTTTTGTTATAATGATTACATTAATTCCGTGAGGTCAAAATGAAATATAGGACTAATATTTACACTAATGTTGTTAGAGACTTGGATGAGTGTGCTAGTTTGATTGTAGATAATAAACAAATTGTTGCTATTTTTCAAAATGATGCGGAGATTGGTCCGAGGGCTCTTGGTAATAGGTCAATCCTTTTCGACCCTACAAATCCGAATGCTAAAGAAATTGTTAATAGTGTTAAACAAAGAGAATGGTGGCGGCCGTTTGCTGGAACAATTTTACTAGAACATGTTCACGATTATTTTTTTATGGATAGTCTTGAAGAATCACCCTTCATGTCTTTTGCCATAAAAGCAAAACCTTTGGCTAAAACAAAAGTTCCTAGTATTGTTCATTTTGATGATACTTGTAGAATTCAAACTTTGTCAGAAGAACAAAATCCAAATTACTATAATTTGATATCTAAGGTTTACGAAAAGACTGGTGTGCCTATTATCTTTAACACCTCTTTCAATTTGGCTGGAGAGGCTTTGGTTGACACTATAGAAGATGCTATCGATACATGTAATCGTTCTGAAATAAATCAATTGTATGTACCAGAAGACCAAGAAATTGATATACCTTATTATAAAATAAGGGAAAAGTCTTTTCCCATATCGGATGATGAACCTGAATAATAATGTGGTATTATCAAGGTGAACCTTTCACCGAAACTCCAAAAGAATTTCACGGTTTCGTCTATCTTATTACAGATGATTGTGGTAGAATGTACATTGGTAAAAAGTTTTTTTGGAAACCTAAAATACTACCTGTAACAAAAACTCGAAAGAGAAGAAAAAGAACAATTGTTGAAAGTGATTGGAAAACATACCACGGTTCGAATGAGTTACTCAAGGAACATGTCCAAGAAGGTGGTGAAGTTAAAAGAGAAATACTTAGACTCTGCAAGACCAAAGGACAATGTTCCTACTACGAAGCTAAACTTCAATTTGAAAATGATGTTTTGTTAGATGACAACTACTACAACAATTTCATTGGATGTAAAATACATTCCAAACATTTGATTGAGAAATAATATGATACTCCTTGATTTTAGCCAGACAATCATTTCTGGTTTGATGGTACAACTAAAAATTAGTAACGGAAACTTAAGTGAAGATTTGTTGCGACATATGGTCTTGAACTCTATTCGTTCATATCAGAAAAAATATACTGGTGAGTATGGTAAGATGGTCTTGTGTTGCGATTCTAAGAAACCATGGAGACGTGAGTATTTCCCCGCATATAAATCAAATAGAAAAAAGTCAAGAGACAACGACGATAAAAACTGGGGCGAGATTTTCGAAACACTCGACAAAATCAAAACAGAAATTTGCGAGAATATGCCTTACCACTATATGCAAGTTGACCATGCGGAAGCAGATGACATTATTGCAGTTTTGACTAAACACTATCATGGTCAAGAACCGATATTGATTATCAGTGGTGATAAAGATTTCCAACAATTACAAAAGTATTCATCGGTTAAACAATGGTCACCTAATTTAGGTAAGTTTGTAAAACCAGATAACCCCGAAGTGTTTCTCATGGAACATATTTTACGTGGTGATAAATCAGATGGCATCCCAAATGTTTTATCAGATGACGATGCTATTGAAACTGGTACTCGGCAAAAACCTTTGACTAAAAAGTTAGTTCAGAAATATCTAGAAGAGGGTGTGAAAAAAGATGATAAATACTATCGTAACTATTCTAGGAATAGAACATTAATTGATTTAGATAAAATACCTGATGATTTAGAAAATGAAATCCGTGACAAGTTTGATGGTTCCACCCCTCCTACTGGAAAAATTTTCGATTATCTACGAGTGCATCGTCTAGATGAACTCATGGATAACATCAGTGATTTCACTCTTTAAGGAGAACATAATGTCAGAAGAAAAACGTGGTCGTGGTAGACCAAAAGGTGCACCTAACAAACCACTAATGGAACTTCAAACTGAAAGGAAACGATTGACACAAAATGCAGATGTCTTTGAAATTTTGTGTCAAGCAAACATCGTAGCTGGAGAAAGTGAAGATAATGCAATAAACGGTCTTAGGGTTTTCAACCAAAGAAATGGTGCGGTCAAATCTGTGTTGATGTGGGTCTTTAGTGATAACATCGTTTCTCGTTTACCTGAAGGTAAAACACCCTACACTCCAAACGTGGCACCAGCTTCCGATTTAGCGGAGAATGCTTTAAGGTTTGAAGCAAAAAACTTTAAGTACTATGTAACAGACCAGTTATCTTCTAACCGAAGAGAAATGATGTGGATTCGTCTGTTAGAAAGTGTTAACAAGAATGAATCAGAATTGATGGATTTGGTCAAAGACAAGAAGTGGCCGTTTAAGAACATCACCAAGTCTATTGCAAAAAAAGCTTTCCCAGAGATTCAGTGAGGGTATTATGGTTGTTGAAAAAAAATCTTTAGAAGAACTTGTAAAAGAATTAACGAAAGTTTCTGAACAGAGGGCGAAAACAACAGTTCCTATTTCACCATCAGTTGTTAGAATTTTATTGCAATCTTTAAATAGATTATTGAAAAGTGGAAATGTATCAATAGAAGAGTGTGAATCACTTGCTGTGGCTAATAAAGAATGCATTGCATCTTTGTTGGAAACTGATTCTATATTAAAAAGGCACGATGAAAATATTCTTAGGTTGCAAACTGAAATCGAAGCAGCTAAGTCGGTGGAGTTGCAGACTCGTTTCGGTAAAAAAGATGAGTTGGTTGATGATGAAAGAAGACTACGTAAGAGTGTTGAAAGTCAGTTAGCTAAATCTGAGGAAACCATAAAACTATTGGAATCTAAGTTGATGGTTTTGGAAAAGCAGAAGAATGTTACTGAAACACCTAAGAGTGGAACAAACAAACCAAAAGTAACCTCATCAAACTTGGCTCCCAAAATAAACGAATCTTGGCAACAGATTATTATACCTTCAGAAAATGAACTGGCTCAAATGTCAAAACAAGAAATTGCAGATAAGTCAAAAGAACTTGGATTTGATGTGGATACCAATGATGTTAAAAAAATTATGATTGAAAAATTTGTTAAACTGTCTGAAGAGTTGGTTAACAAGTTAATGAAAAAATAATGGTAAGACGCCGAGTACATCAAAGACTGCCCGACATCTCAAAAACAAAAATCGATTCTTACAACTCTGAAACATTGAGTTGTGAATATGATTTTATCTCAAAGGAATTGTGTGAGGGATACTATTGTTTAGACATACCGTATAGTCTTGCTGTCAAGCTTGGTATGAATGCTATGGATAATGGAAAGTATTGTTATTCATATTTACAAGATGGTGTTTTCTATATTTCTCAGTTTGAACTTGCTTTCTTGAATAAGAATTTCAATAGAATTATATTTAAAAAGTATAATCAAAATCCTAGAAATCCGATTGATGAAATTGATGATAATGTCTCTGTTGCGATAAAGAAAAACTCGTATGGATTTAGTGTCGGTGATGAATTAGGATTCTCATATCAAAGAGAAGTACCCGATGGAGCGGAAAGATATATCTATGCAAAATTATGAGAAGATACCTGTAGTCGATAAACACAATCAAAATACTTTTTTGGAAAGACGGCGTGAGTTTGAAAATTCACATTTCCAGAAAGGTGTTTCTGGTATTATGGATTCAATTTTTGTTATTGATGTAAGTACATCCGATTTGTGTAATCGGACTTGCGTTTTTTGTCCTCGACACAATCCAGAAGTTTATCCCAATCGTAACCTTCATATGACAGGTGAAGGTGCAGAAGTTATCTCAAAGAAAATTGCCGAAATCAATTTCAAAGGCACCATTGCGATTTCTGGTTTCTGTGAAAATTTACTGAACCCAAACATTCTTGACATTATCCAACAATTTCGCAAATACAATCCAGACATTTGGATTGAGTGTAATACGAATGGTGACCCCCTAACAAAAGAGTTTATCCATGATTTGTTTGATAGAGGATTGAGTTGTTTGCATATCAATCTTTACGATGGACCAGAACAAGTGCCGGTCTTTGATGAAATGATAGAGGGATTGGATGATGTCGAACAGAAAATTAAATATCGAGTCCACTGGTCACAAGAAGATTTTGGAATAATATTTAACAATCGTTCTGGTTTGGTTGATTGGTATGGGCAGGAGGATGCATCACTCGATGAGGTGAAAGATTCGCCATGTTACGTTCCGTTTTACAAATTGTTTATCGATTGGAACGGTGATGTTTTATTTTGTGCAAATGATTGGGGTAGGAGTCGCGTTGTCGGAAATGTCTTACAACAATCAATTAAAGAAATCTGGTTATGCAAAGAGTTGAACAAAATTAGAAAACGACTAGCAAAGGGTAACAGGAAACACAAACCTTGTAACACTTGTAGCGTCAGGGGTACATTGGTTGGTGGTAATAGTTTTGATATGTTGGTGAATTACTACGAGACAAAATGAAAATTGGAATAACAGGTTCATCGAAACTAGCAGAATATTTAATGGAGAATGTTGATGCGGAGTGGACATCTTATAGACTTATAGATGGCGACATTAGTTCAAGTTGTGCTTTTGATTGTGATGTGTTTATCAATCATGCTCACGTTGAGTGGGGTCAAATTGAGTTAACAGAAAAGTTTTACCACCAATGGAAAGACGATGATAGTAAATTACTAATCAACATATCTTCACGTGCTTCACAACCGAATATTTCCAAAGGTTATAAATATGCTGCACAAAAGGCGGCACTTAATCATTTCTCTAATAATCTAATTTACAATTCTGAAAAAAAGTTTAGAGTCTGCACATTGAATTTCGGATTAATTGAAGATGAGTTATCGAGCTTGACTTATTCTGAAATTGCTGATACAATACTATTTGTATTGAAACATAATCACTTAGAGTTTTCTGAGATAACTGTATCACACAAAGAGAATTATAGAAGTGTACAACAACAAAAAGCAAAGAGGTATACATGACAATCGAATATAACGACTTTGGTTTTACAGCTGTCGATGCAAATGAACTTGCGGCGTTGGACACAACAATTGTTGAGAAGACTACCAGTGCGGTAGAAGTGATTAAAAGATTGGATGATTTCATCCGTCCATTATTGGAGAACTTGGCTAAAGATTCTGATAAAGAATACATCTATTGGCCGAACCGTGTTGAAATCATCAATAAGAAAATTGCAGAACTTGATGAAATACAAAAAGGACTATAATTGAAAGTAAACACAAAAGCATTAAAAGAATCTATGAGTGATACGCTGTTTGGTACAGCAATAAATTTTCCACTTAATTATGTAATGGTTGCATTTGCTCTAAGCATGGAGATGAGTGCAGTACAAATGACAGTTTTTATGACTAGTTGTTTGTTTGTTTTGGCTGTAGTACGTAAGTACTACGTTAGAGTTTGGTTTGATAAAAGGAATCGATATTATGATAAAAAAAGGAGAAACGTTACCTAGTGTAACTTTCCGTACACGTGTACGTGATGAATCCATTGAAGGCCCAAATCCTTTTCGATGGGAAGATAAAACCACAGATGATTATTTCAAAGGCAAACGAGTTGTTTTGTTTGCTCTTCCTGGTGCATTCACCCCAACATGTTCGACGTATCAATTGCCTGGTTATGAAAACTCTTTTGCAGATTTTCAATCCACTGGTATTGATGCAATATACTGTCTTTCAGTTAATGATGCGTTTGTGATGAATGCTTGGAGAAAAGATCAACAATTGAAAAACGTGGAGGTGATTCCAGATGGATCAGGATTATTTACCGAAAAAGTTGGTGCACTTGTTGATAAAGATAATCTTGGCTTTGGTCGTCGTTCATGGCGTTATGCAATGGTTGTTAACGATTGTGTAGTTGAATCTTTATTTACGGAACCGAGTCAACGTGATAATGCTGATGATGACCCCTATGAGGTTTCTACACCGGAAAATGTTCTTGCGTATTGTCAGTCTCGGTTCAGAGAGTCAGATGCAGCATGAGTGATGAAATTGGACTAGATACGTATTTTGACCAGCATGTTATGGTGATTAATAATTGTATTGACTCGAACCAATGTGATCATTTGATTGACCATTTTCACCGAGCACAACATTATAATTTGACTGTCAAAAGAGATTCGGTAACAACCAATAAAATGGACGAAGCGTATATGATGAATCCAATGAACGCGCCTCTCTATGAAGAATACCATCTTCAGCCTGAGGTTGATGCAGATCTTCTACATTACGTTTCAACGGCTCTTGTTCCAGAATACTTGAAAAAATATCCAGTTCCACCATATGATTGCAGGTCGTTAGATTATGAGTCGATGTATGATTTCGAATACATAAATCCAATCGGCAAATTACAGATGACATTACCTGGTGAAGGGTATCATATATGGCATTGTGAACATGAACCTAAATTAACTAATGGTAGGTTTTTGGCGTGGGCGATATTTTTGAACGATGTTGAAGAAGGTGGTGAGACAGAATTTTTATATCAATCCTTACGATTCTCACCAAAAAAAGGACAGGGACTTATATGGCCAGCATACTTTACTCACATGCATAGAGGCAATCCACCATTAAAGGGTGAAAAGTATATTGCCACAGGATGGATTTCAGGTGTATAATTATGAACGATAAATGGAATGGTGAAGCAAGAGGTATAACAGATGTTATGGTGTCACGTATTAAAACGTGGCATCGTGACCGCAACCTCATTGAAGGGAGTACCGATAAAGACCAAGTGCTCAAACTTATGCAAGAACTTGGTGAGTTGAGTGACAGTGTTTGTAAGGGTAAAGACATTCGTGATGACTTGGGTGATATGCTAGTTGTTATGATTAATATTATGGAACGTAATGATTTGCATTTTACCGATTGCCTTGAAGTTGCTTGGGAGGATATCAAAGACAGAAAGGGCAAAATGATTGATGGTATTTTTGTGAAAGAGGAAGACTTAGATGAGTGAACACACAACAATTGATGGATTTGTTGATGCAGCTAAAAAGGGTATAGTAACAGTAGAGTTTACTAAAATCGATACGGGTGAACTACGTGTAATGCCTTGTACATTAAATTCTGTGTTGTCTGCACATAATGTTCCTGAGATTTTGGAACAGAAAGAAGAATCAGACCATATAGTTGTTTGGTGTATGGACAAAGATGCATGGCGTTCATTTCGAGTTAGTACATTAGTTAAGTGGTACGAAGGTGAACCATCAAATGGATAACAGTTTATTTTACGTGAGGGTAATGAGCAAATGACACAAACAGAATTAGATATTCCAGTAAAATTAGAACCACCATACAATGGATTGTTTTGGTGTCATATTCGAAACAACCTGTTTCGTTGGCCTGAGTATATTAGTTTTTACAAGTCTAAGAGGTTGTAATTAATGCGAATTGAGAGTGAGGTTAAACTAGATTATAGTGATGTTTTACTAAGACCAAAAAGGTCAACTGTTGGGAGTCGTTCAGAAGTTGACTTAAAACGACTTTATAAATTTCGAAATAGTGGTCAAAATTTTTCGGGAGTTCCTATCATTGCTGCCAACATGGATGGTGTTGGTACAGTTGAGATGGCAAAAAAATTATCAGAGTTTGACATGTGGACTTGTTTGACCAAATCATCAAGACCATACGATGATGGTTATTTTGGGGTCCCGAATAGCATTTTATCAATTGGTATAAGTCAAGATGATATGCATACGTTAAAGGTTTTTAGTTATGAAATTGATATTGCACAAACTAGAATACCATTCATTTGTATTGACGTTGCAAATGGTTACAGTGAATATTTTCTTAGTAAAGTTTCTGAAGTTAGGGAGATGTTTCCTAATACGACACTGATAGCTGGTAATGTTGTTACACCAGATATTACCGAAGAGTTAATTTTACGTGGTGCAGATATCGTTAAAGTTGGAATTGGTCCGGGCTCTGTTTGCACAACTCGTATCAAAACAGCTGTTGGGTACCCACAGCTTTCAGCAGTTATTGAATGTGCTGATGCAGCACATGGTCTGGGTGGACATATTATTGCTGATGGTGGTTGTACTTGTCCAGGTGATGTCGTAAAGGCATTTGCTGCTGGTGCAGATTTTGTTATGTTGGGTGGTATGCTTGCTGGACACGATGAAGGTGGTGGTGAAAGAAATCCTGATACCGGAAACCTTCTTTTTTATGGAATGAGTTCAAAGGAAGCCCAAGGTGATGATTTCAAAGATTATAGAGCTAGTGAGGGTCGTGTGGTCGAGGTCCCCTATCGAGGACCTGTTCAGCCCACCATTCAGGATATTCTTGGTGGTCTTCGTTCCGCTTGTACTTATGTGGGTGCTACTGGTCTAAAACAATTATCAAAATGCACAACATTTATCCGTGTTAATAACCAGCACAATAGAGTTTTAGAATCTTATACAGTAGGAGAATAAGTTATCTAAATAAGTGCAAAACACGGTGACAAAAATGAAAGACCAATCGGTTGCCTATGTTTATAGATTGTTTTGTGGTAAGGTTATTACCTTAGACAAGAAAGTTTCCTCTGCTGAATTGATATATACGAAAAAGGTGGACCCCAATGGCGAAAGCAAAATCGTTAAGTGCAACAAGGATAGTAAGTAAACCGAAGGGTACTTCTATTGGTGATGGTCACTTCAAAACCGCTTCTCTCAATAAACGAAAGAAAGCATCTTACAAAAAATATCGAGGGCAAGGTCGATAAAGCTTGACATTCTTATTGTAATGCGTTATGATGGTTAGATGTCAAAGTTTGACTATACTATAAAAGAATTAAATAGATTTGATGCCACTGAATTCGTTCAGAGGTATCACTATTCGCCTGTTATGCCCAGACTGACTAAACATTTTCTAGGTTTCTTTCTAGAAAATGATTTAGTTGGGGTACTCACTCTTGGGTGGGGGACTCAACCCAAAGCAACAATAAACAAAATGTTTACTGGTCTTGAATCTAAGGACTATTGGGAAATCGGTAAGATGTGTATGCATCCTGATATGCCTAAAAATAGTGAATCACAAATGTTATCTGCCACAATTAAGTGGATTAAAAAGAATCATCCAACTAAACTTTTTCTCTATACCATGGCTGATGGTATCATGGGAAAATGTGGATATGTCTATCAAGCTTCAAACTTTTACTTTGGTGAGAAATACTGGACAAATGTTTACATGATGGAAAACGGTGAGAAACTCCATCCTCGTTCGACTAAAGAACTGTGTAAAGAAAATGCATTATTCAGTAATCGTAAGAAAATTTTTTGGTTGACTTCAGATTTTATGTTGTCTAAAGGTATACGTAAAATAGATGGGTACATGTTTAGATATATCTACCCGCTTGACAAAACAGCTAAAAAAATGTTAAAATCTTCTAATCTTAATTGGTCTAGGGAATATCCTAAAGACAAAGATTTGGAATGGTGGGATGTCACCGTCCGAAAAGATAAGAAACGAATTGAACAACCATCTTTCACGTTTGAAGAGATTAAGTATAATAAAAAGAATGTTCATTCTCATCAAACTGAAACAGCAACATTAAATAAATTTTTTGAGTGAGGAAATGGTATGATTGTGATTGGTGAAAATGTTTTGAACGGTGTTAAGGGTGACCTGAAAAAGTTGCTTTCTTTCTATGATGAGGTTGGACTGAGGAAGAGTAATAAACAGTTGTCCGAGGATATTTCTGGATTGTTTGAAAACAACATCGAGAAGTTGGTTGATGGTGCAGTTGCCCCGAAGTTGGATAGTGAACCGGACATTCGTTTTAATGGTGAACCTATCGAAATCAAAACAACTAATGGTCATAACTGGAGAGGTGGTACTTTTTCAAAAAGACCTGGATATTATGTTTTTGTGAGTTGGGAAATTGTAGATGACGAACCCAGATTTTTTGTTGCTGGGACTCCACTAGTCGAATCTGATTGGCGAGGTGGTGGTGAGAATTACTATGCTACTCACTATGGCAAAAAAGAGTTGGTTGACAATAAAAATGTTACATATTTTAGCGGTGACTTGGTTGTCAATCAAGGCAAGAAAAGACGAACTATTAAAGTCGAGTATTCATGAAAAACTGGAATATAACGTATTCCAACATTTCGTTTGTTTTATTCCGGAAAGTATGCGATAATATGTTTTTAATCAATGAGGAGTGACACGCACATGTTCGTATCAAAGAGTTTGCCACCATCATCTGCTTTTGAGACCTATGCTGAGTACGTAGCGGCATATAGAGCAATTGGTCAGAAGCAGTTTGTCCCCGAAGAGTTGTATAACAAGTTGCGTAAATCACCTATCTGTGTGGTACACAGTGTAGGGTATGAAGAGTTTGAAAATGCATGGAGGAATTGAGATGGTAGATTTGATTGGTCGTTCAGTTGAGATAAACTACGGTGCGATGTATGCTCCGGTATTGGGTGTCGTAGAGAAAGACCTTCCTGAAAGTGTTTGGATTCGAACCGATGATGGTGATAGCAAACATGTTGCAAAATGGCGACTTCTGACCAACGAATACCCATTCAGTGATATCCCAACAGCTGTTGGTGTTTATTTGATTGCAAAACCCAATTCACAATCCGAGTTATTTTAACGATGACTATCCGTTTAAAACAAGAAATCACAGTTTGGGATAAAGCTCCCGAAACCCCTAATCACATTTACATCACTGATGGTGGTAAACTTGTTGGTTACATAAAAGATGGTACTACCGATGCGGTGTACTTCAATGCACCTTCGAAACAATGGTCTCCTTCTCGTCGTAAGTTTCGCGAGATTACCGGAAAAAAAGAACTTGCAAAATACAACTTCTAAAATACACAATGAGAGTTGTCTAGACACTCTCTCCAAGATGGATGATGACTCAGTTGATCTGGTTATCACTTCACCGCCGTATAATCTACGTAGACGAGTGTCCAATGGTAAACTCGTCTCACGTGGGAACAACATGTCTGAGAACTCAGCAAAGTACACTGAGTTTACCGATGACTTGACCACAGAGGATTACCTAGAGTTTCACTCAAAAGTTCTCTCCGAGTGCCTACGGGTCTCTCAGAGGGTGTTTTATAATATTGCTGTAGTTGCAGGTAGTAAACAAGCACTCTTTCAGATGATTGGTGATTATGCTGAGCACCTAAAAGATGTGATTATCTGGGACAAGGGCCATGGTGAACCCGCAATACAGGAAGGTGTACTCAATCGTCAGTTTGAGTTTATTCTTGTTTTCGAAAAGGATTATCCTATCTCTCGTAGGTTCCGAAAGAGTGTTTATTTTAAACGTGGTACTCTCTCAGACGTGTGGAAGATTCCTCGTGAAAAACACGTGAAGTCTCATGGTGCGGTGATGCCCACCAGATTGGTACGTACTATTCTGGATAACTTTAGTGCCGAAGGTGACGTTGTATATGACCCTTTCATGGGGTCTGGAACCACAGCTGTAGTATGTAAACAGATGAATCGTAACTGGATTGGGTCTGAGATAAGTCCAGATTATGTTAAACTTGCACTCGAACGTGTTGAAAATGTTGCAACTTTACATAACTTTTTTGCATAAGCATATAACAAATCGGTATAAAAAAAGTTACTTTTTTGCCCTCGTAAGTTATTGATTTATCGAGGGTTTTTTTCTCTTTTAAAATCAATAACTTACGACTTGACCTACTACGGGTTATACTGTATAATTACTCTGTAATTTGATGATAAGGAATGGTTATGAGAGAGATGTTGATTGAAGGTTTCGCAGAACGTGGTTTGCAGTTGACTATCGACGCAGAGCGTCCTGTCGCTAAGTGTGTTCGTTTCACCAAACGTGCTCGTCTTGGTTACAAAATCGAGTTCAACTATCGTTTCGGTACCGTAGAACGTATGTTCGAGTACTGTGCAGACTATCTCAAACGTCTTGCTGAGACTGAGGCATACAAAGCAGAACGCAAAGCAAAACGTGTCGTTGAACGTAAAGAAGCACAGGAGAACGTCAAAGAGGGTGACATCTTCGTTGCCAGTTGGGGTTGGGAACAGACCAACGTCGATGCCTATCAGGTTGTTGCCAAGAAAGGTGCGACTGTGACTCTTCGTGAGATTGGTCTTAAGAGTATCGAAGGTAGTGAAGGTTTCATGAGTGACCTTGTTGTTCCTGTCAAAGATGCCTTCATTGGAGAAGAGTTCAAGAAGCGAATTACTGGTCGCGGTATCAGGATTAGTGACAGTCAGTTTGCAAGTCCTGCCGAAGAAGGCAAATCTTTCTACCGAAGCTGGTATGCATGAAAAAACGGAATATAATGTATTCCATCTTTTCCCTTGTTTTTATCCAAAAAGTGTGAC